GCATCAATCACGCTCAACTCATCTGTTGACTCGGTCGAAACCACCGGATTTTCAAGCACAGGCACTCGCACAAGAGTTGGCGGTCTTACAGATAATTCAATCAGTCTTGAATTTCATCAAGACTATGCTTCAGGAGAAGTTGAAGCAACAATTTATCCGCTAATTGGAACAGTCACGGCTGTTACTGTCAAGCCTGTAAACAGTGCAACGAGTGCAAGCAATCCTCTTTATTCAATGAATTGTCTTGTTGCCGAGTGGACACCACTTGCAGGTTCTGTGGGCGAACTGGCAACGGCATCGGTGTCCTGGCCTGTAAGCGGAGCGATTACAAAGACCACAAGCTGATATGGCGAAAGTTGTTCTCACCAACGCATACGTTTCATTTGCAGGTGTGGACATTTCTTCCTTTGCCCGATCTGTCACTATCTCTACAACCTATGAAACGATTGACACAACCAAGGTAGGCGATACTGACAGGTCGATGATTGCCGGAATCGCCACTAACTCAGTCACGCTAGAACTAATGAATGATTTTGCTAGTTCTCAGCTTGAGCAGTTGATTTATCCGAACAACGCCTCAAAGAAACTTGGAACATCTGTGGCGATGGAAGTGCGCCCACAGAATGCAACCGTCACCTCGACAAATCCGAAATACACTTTCAATGCAGTAATTACATCTTGGTCAAGCATAAATGCAAGCGTGGGTTCTTTATCCACAATTCAAGCGACTTGGCCAATTTCAGGAGCAATTTCTAAAGCAACTTCCTAAAGGGGGAAAATAGATGGATGGCTTGAAAATCAAAGTTAAACTTGTAGATGGGTTTGAGGAATCGTATTCATTGCGCCCAAGAATCATTGTCGAGTTTGAACAGAAATATGGAAAAGGATTGGCTCGCCTGCTTGGAGAAGAGCAGAGGTTAGAGCACATCTATTTTCTTGCTTGGTTAGCATTGCGACAAAATGGCAGAGTCGTCAAACCTTTCGGAAATGATTTCCTTGATACCTTGGAAAGCGTTTCATTGGTGAGCGACCCTTCTTCCGAATCCACAGAGACTCTCTAAGCTATAACATAGCGGCTGTCTCTGTGGAGACAGGAATCCCCATCGCAGATTTGTTGGATGCCCCTGAGGGCATTCTTGAAGCGGTGTTTGCCTATATTAGACAACGAGCCAAATCGAGAGGCGCGAATTGAACAGTCCTCAATACACCATCAAGTTTGACAATGTTGGTGAAACAGTTGCCGCTTTAGAACGATTCGCGCCTGACTTGAAGAAGGCTCTTGATCGAGAAATCAAGAAGGTCACAGGCAAGATTGTCGGCGAAGCCAAGGAGTTCTTGCCTTTCAATGTTCGCCCTTCAGGGTGGATGCGAGAGATGAAGAACGCTAGCTTTGTCGGGCCTCTACAACAAGGCAAATCTAGGACTTCAGGCTTTTCAACTTATGATGCAACCAAAGCCAAAGGTGGCATCAAGGCGGTTTCGCCGAGCAGTAAAAGAACGGGCTCAGGCTTCACCAATGCTTATGGTGTAATCCAAAGAGACAAAGCCGGTGCAATCTTTGAAACTGCCGGCAGAGGTAGCGGTGCTTCGCGCAGAAGAACGCGAGCCTCACGCTCAACTAATCCTTATGCCTCGCAACAATTTATTCAGACAGTTGAGAAGTATTATGGAGTCATCCCAACTGCCAAGCACGATGGAAATGATAAAGGTCGCGCTCTAATCAAGGCAACGGATAACAACCGCAAAGAAGCGCAGGGCAAGATTTTCGCAGCCATCAAAGAAGCCGAGAAGAAGGCACAAACTCGGATGGATGCTCAACTTGAAAGAAGAGGTGACTGACAATGGCAATTTTTGAACGCATTGTTACCACCTACAATGACAAAGGCTCAAAGCAAGCCCTCAAAGACCTCAACAAATTAGAAGAATCTTTCGTCAATGCCGGCAAGACGATTGCCAAGGCGTTTGGCGCTGCCGCACTCGCAACGGCGGCTCTTGCTGTCAAAGTTGGCAAGGATGCAGTTCAAGGAGCCATCGAAGATGAGAAGGCTCAAGTTGCACTTGCAACAGCCCTTCGCAACACGGCAAATGCTACCGATGCTCAGATTGCCTCGACTTCTCGTTATCTTGACCAATTAGAACTTCAAGTCGGCATCAATAACAACGAGCTGATGCCAAGTTATCAAAAGTTAGTCCAGGCAACCGGCGACCTTGCTCAAGCACAGAATCTTCAGAATCTTGCGCTAGACATCTCGGCAGGCACCGGCAAATCTCTCGGCGCTGTCACCGATGGTCTTGTTCGCGCTATCGGTGGAAATATCGGCGCACTCAAGCGCCTTGGAATTCCGCTAGATGACAGCATCATAAAGAGCAAAGACCTCAATGCGGCACTTCAAACTTTAAGCACAACCTTTGCAGGGCAAGCCGAAAAACGCGCCAACACTTTTGGCTTCCAATTAGAGCGCCTTCGTCTGCAATTTGACCAGACTATTGATGCCCTTGGTTATGCCCTAATCCCTGTTCTTCAAGACTTGGCGGAGATGATCCGAACCGAAGTCTTGCCCGCCTTTGATGCTTTCATCACTCAGAACAAAGATGAAATTGCTCAGGCTCTCAAAGATTTCATTAAATTTTCAATAAATGCCGCCACCGCCTTGGGCAAGATGTTTAAGGTGATGAGTCAAAACATCGGCGTTGTCAAAGCATTAGGTTCGCTTCTCATTGGCGTTTTTGTCGGAGCGAAAGTGGCTGCGGCAATCGGTCTAATTACTAGCGCACTTAAATTACTAAATCCGATAATGAGAGTGACGGCCGCACAGACGACCGCCGCCGGAACTGGCATGGCTTTATTGACGGGCGGAGTCAGCGCAAGAGCGGCAGTCGCAGGATTGCTTGCATTCGCAGGAACTGCAATTCTTGTCAATAAACAATTAACTGATATGGCAAAAGGTTTTGGCGACACAAGCAAGGCCGTTACCCAACAGAGCCAAGTTGTCAAAGGTCATCTTGCCGACCTAGAACGCCTTGCAGCAGAAATAAACAAAGTCAAAGGCAAAGGCGTAGGCGATGATATAAAAAATACTCAAGAAGCCATCAATCTTGAAGCCTCTCGCCTCAATCTCTTGCGTGAAGGCAAGATTGAAGAAGCAGCGCGAGTGGCAGCAAGACAGGCAGAAAAACAAGCCTTAACAGTAGCCATCGCAGAAGCAACTCGCTATCAAGATGTCTTGCAAGTAATTTCCGATCAGAAGATTAGTAGTGAAGAAATCGCTGTCTTGGCTGCCAAGTGGGGAGTCACAACCGAAGCGGTCAACAATTATCTTGCTCGCTTCTTTGCTGTTGCAGATGGCAAGATTGAAAAGACCGAAATTGACATCCTTGCTGCTGCTTGGGGAATGACTGCTGAGCAGGTTCAAAAGTATCTTGATTTCGTGCAAGCGGTCAAAGACGGCAAACTCTCACCTGAAGAAATCAAAGCCCTGCAAGATAAATGGGGAATGACTGTTGGAGAAATCCGACAATATGCAGATTTCGTCAAAGCGCTTCAAGACTTCAAAATCAGCGATGAAGAAATCAATGCTCTTGGCAAGGCGTGGGGTCTATCGAATGCCGAAGTGCTTGCCTACCTTGAGAAAATCGGCGTGCCTTTTGATTATCAAGGCAAGTTCATCGATCCGGTTAATGGCATCAACAAGGCTTGGGTTGATACAACAGGCGCGGTCGATGCCTACATCAAGAGCGTTGGCAATGCTGACACCGCCCTAGCAACTTTGACAACCAATGCTTCAACAAATGCGGCAACTGTAAAGTCTGCCTTAGATGGTGCAACTCTTTCGGCAGGGGCACTTGCAACGGCAGCCGACGGCGCTTTAACAATCGCAAACACAGCGCAGGCAGCCGCCGATGCCGCCATTGCCACCGCCAATGCTGCGCAAGTAGCGGCAGAAGTGGCGCGGGCTTCGGCAGAGGCAGCAGCAGCAGCGATTCTCGCAGCAGAGGCAGCCAAAGCAGCCGCCGATGCAGGTCTTCCTTTAATCATTTCACCTGATTCAACAACCGACATCGGTGGCGCAAGCATCGCCGATAGTCCAGGACTTGCAGGCTCAACCGGCGGTGGCACAACTGTCAACATCACAGTCACCGGCTCGGTCATCAGCGAAGGTGACTTAATTGAAACGGTGCGTGAAGGTGTCCTAGGTGGCTATCTAAGTGGTCGAGTAATTACAACTAATCCGACGGCTCTCTAATGACAGCACCAATTTTAGGAATCAGCATTGACTTCGCCAACGGCCCTGCCTTTGGAATACCTCTAATTCTTGACGACCCTTCGACACCTCTTGGAGTTGGCATCTTGGCCGATGGCCCAAGTGATGTCGTTGATGTCTCAAACATTGCCTACCAAGTTTCCACTCGTAGAGGTCGAAACCGAATCCTCAACCGATTTGAAGCAGGCACCGCAACTGTCATCTTGCTTGATGAAAATGGTGACTGGAATCCTGAGAACACCTCTTCGCCTTACTATGGCAAACTCTTGCCCCTTCGTAAGATTCGCATTTGGGCAGATTACGATGACGGCGGTGGCGTAGATCGTTACTATCTATTTTCAGGCTACATCATCTCCTATGACAACACCTTCCGTGTTGGCGTAGATAACTTACAAACTGTCACTCTTCAATGCGTAGATGCCTTCCGTCTCTTCTCAACTGTCACCATTGACTCAGTTGCAGGAGCGCCAGCAGGACAACTTTCAGGCGCTCGCATAGATGCCTTGCTTGATGAGGTCAGTTATCCAAACTCGATGCGGGTAGTCAATGCAGGTGATTCAACCTTGCAAGCTGACCCTGGCACGGATAGAGATTTGCTCACCGCTTTGCAGACTGTCGCAGATAGCGAACTTGGAGCCTTCTACATTGACAATGAAGGCAACGCCACCTTCCTCTCTCGATCTACTGTGGCGCAAGAGGCTGACCAAACTGCCACCGTCTTCACCGACACCGGCACCGACTTGCCTTATGCCAATGTGGACTTTGCCTACGATGACACCCAAATCTTCAATGAGGTCACAGTTCAAAGGGCAGGAGGCACCGCCCAAACTGTCACCGACACGACTTCGATTGAAACCTATTTCATCCACTCTGGTTCAAGAACAGGCATCTTGGTCGAATCTGATTCTGAGTCATTAGATATGGCGAAGATGATTCTGCAAGCCAAGAAGGATGCGGTCTTTAGGATTGACTCAATTACCCTCAACCTAAAAGATGAAAGCGATCCGGCTCTAATAAGTGCCGGTCTTGACCTTGACATCTTTGACTTGATAAATGTCAGCAAGACCGTTCCAGGGCCGTCAACTGTCAACCTTGAGTTATTCGTTCAAGGAGTGCAGCACGACATTTCTAACAAAGTTTGGCAAACTAGGATGCTGACTGCCGAACCGCTTATTCAAGCATTCATTCTAGATTCATCCACACAGGGCGTTTTGGATTCAAGCCAAAGCGTTTTAAGTTACTAAGGAGAAGAGATGGCCAAACAGACCTTCACGACAGGTCAGGTTCTTACGGCAAGTCAGATGACAAGCCTTCAGCAGACGGCGCTACTTGGCGGTGATGCAAGTGCGAAGGTGGCCTCTTATGTTCTAGTCGCTGCCGATGCCGGCACCGCTATCTCAATGAGTAATGCCAGCGCAACGACAATTACTGTGAACACAGGATTATTTGCAGCAGGCGACATTGTGACACTTTTGAACCTCGGCGCGGGTGTTTGCACTATAACCGCCGGAACTGCAACTGTCGCAACATCGGGTTCCCTTGCTCTTGCTCAGAATCAAGGCGGCGTTCTTCGCTTCACAAGTGCAAGCGCAGCCATATTCTTCCAATTTGCAACACCCGCATCGGGTGACATCGAAGGTGTCACCGCCGGAACGGGTCTCTCAGGTGGCGGCACTTCAGGCACAGTCACTTTGTCCATTGACTCTGCTCAATCTGATCTTGTTATCAAAGGCTTTGAAGAGGATGTCAATGTGGTTGCCTCTGCTGCTACTGGCACAATCAACTTTGATGTTGCTACCGCCTCGGTTTGGTATTACACCTCAAATGCTTCCGCCAATCACACATTAAATTTCCGTTATGACGGATCGAACTCTCTCAGTTCAAAGCTCGCGGTCGGCGATGCCATTACGCTTGTTTGGCTGAACACCAATGGCGCGACTCCCTACTATCCGAATGTGATTCAAATTGACGGCAGCACCGTAACGCCAAAGGTGCCTGCCGCCATTAGCGCGGGCAACGCCAGCGCGATTGATGCTTATGTCTTCACAATCATCAAGACTGCCGCCACTCCAACTTACACAGTCCTAGAGACACAGACGAAGTTCGCCTAAAGGGGAAGCGATGTCGCCAATAATTCAATCACTCGCCAATGGCTCTGCCAGAGGCTATAGAGCTTTTACTTTTGGCCCTGCTCAATATCTAGCGATGGGTGATACCGCTGGTGCGTTTGTAGACGTGTATGACTGGTCTTCAGGTTTCGGTTCAAAATATGCCAACCCTGCTAGCGGACTACCTAGTCTCGGTTATCAAGTCTCTTTTAGACCGCAAGGTGACGCAATCGCGATAGGTCATTTTAGTTCGCCGTTCATAAGTGCATATCCATGGAATCCTGGTTTTGGCACAAAATATTCAAATCCTGCCACGTTACCTGCTGCTGCTGGCTTTGGTGTTGCATTTCGGCCACAAGGTGATGCAATAGTCGCCGCCATTGCTGGAAGTCCTCAAGTGATTGGTTATTCATGGTCTTCAGGTTTTGGAACTATATATGCTGACCCTGCAACCTTGCCCTCGAGTACGGTTAATGGCATTGCGTTTAGACCTGCGGGAGATGCGGTCGCTGTGTCCGCAACGACGAGTCCATATATACATGGTTATCCTTGGTCATCTGGGTGGGGCACGAAATACGCTGATCCTGCTACGTTAGTAAGCAATAACGCACAGGATGTTACTTTTAGACCTCAAGGTGATGTGGTCGCCTTAGCGCATAATACTTCCCCCTACACGAGCGCATGGGCTTGGTCATCTGGCTTTGGTTCGAAATTTGCTAATCCTGCGACACTAATTACCTCGCAAGCTAACGCCGTTGCATATAATCCCGCTGGCACTTTGATTGCATTTGCGTGGGCATCGACACCATACGTCGTTGTCTATAACTGGTCTTCAGGTTTCGGTTCAAAATATGCAGATCCGGCCACAACTCCCACAGGCACTGGACGAGGTGTAGCTTTCAATACAACAGGGGATGCCATTGCAGTTTCTCACGACACTTCGCCAGCGATAACCGTTTATCCATGGTCTTCAGGCTTTGGAACAAAGTATGCTAATCCATCGACTTTACCTTCTGGGTCTGGTCGTAAGGTCACATTCTACCCGTAAAGAAAAGGAAAAATCATGGAAGAACTAACTGCAAAAGAAATCCGCCAGCGCGAAGTAGATGCGTATACGGCGAACGTCAATACATACAAAGCATTATTGGCCACACTTGATGGCGACTGGGACGATGATTTGATTCATCTGAAAGAGGTTGAAGCTCAAGAAGCTGCTCGTCAATGTCCCTTTAATCGTCTTGAAAGATTAGCAGTTTTGCAACAATTTGAGCAGGTTTCAAAGTTATTGAAAACTGAAATCGTTGAACGCGCTAAAGCTCAGGCCATTCTAAACGTTATCAAGGATTGATTTTGGCGAAACTCTGCAAAGCGGGGCTACAACTCAGAGAACAAATAGACGATGCGTTTCCCGATAGAAGTCGAGTATCGCCAGAAGGCTGGCTTGCCGATCGCCTCGGTTTAACTTCTGAGGAGCTTGCCACTCTTCTTTCGTAATGATTTACGAAATCACCGACATCCATCGCACGATTGATGACCACATAGATTTATTTGAAAGCATCGGGGTCTTATTGAAGGAGAATAATGGCTTCGAGCAAGCAGGTTCTATTGACCTCAACTGCTCAAATTGTGATTGAGGCTTATGGTCAAAACCGCCGAGTGCTTCTTCACAATAGCAATGACCATCCTTGCTATCTAGGCGCAAGCGGTGTCACAAGCTCGACAGGTCTGCAATTTCCTAAAAACACCAACCTTGATTTTTGTTGTTCCAATCGGGAGCGTTATCTACGGCGCAACGAGCGGAGCACACACAACCACCGTTTCCGTTCTCTACCTGGAGCCATAAAATGAATCTATCCGATTGGGCAGGCTTTATTGTCGCCCTCATCAGCATCATTGGGTCAGTCGCCCTTGGAGTCAAATGGCTCGTCAAGCATTACCTAAACGAACTAAAGCCAAATGGGGGAACTTCTGTCAAGGATCAGGTCAATAGATTAGAAAGTCGCGTGGATGAAATTTATCGTCTGCTTATTGATAGGGTTTAGCCTCACAGGTTGCACTTATGATGGATGGGTTCGCTATCCCTGCCAAGAGTTTGAAAGATAAAAAGCAATCAAAAGGGGAACCTGATGTGTTCTGATTTAGATAAGTTTCTTGAAGTGGCAGCAGGCGAAGTTGGCTATATTGAAGGCCCTGCCGATAATCAAACGAAATATCAAAAGACGAATCAGCCTTGGTGCGGAGCATTTGTCAATTGGGTTGCAAAGCAGGCAGGCGTTAAAATCCCTAACTGCATTTACACACCGGCAGGGGCAAAGGCATTCGCCGAGGCGAAGCGTTGGCAAGGTATTGCCGAGGCCGAGCCAATGCCAGGAGATTTGGTCTTCTTTGATTTTCCAAATGACTCACTCGATAGAAT